AGCGGGTGCACCATCCCACTTCACGGTCACATTCATTTTTCTTTTACTGTAACCTTGAAGCATATCACTTAATGAAGAAAGAAAGGCAACAGCGTTTTTGCCTCCCATTGATCCGTTGTTGATAATCTCATCTTCAAGCTAAAGATGTTCCAGATGAGTATTCTTATCTTCCATAAGAATGCCCAACGGAACACGATTGGCCTCCTGATATTGTCTGTAGTTATACATATTCAGCTTGTATATCCCATTTCTTTGAGTATCGTCCATCTTTGGCAATACTTTTTAGTGTAGCATAAGGAATAGAGCACTCATCGCAGAATGCTTTTAGATGGTCATAAATCTTTTCTGTTCCCTTATAAATTATTTTTGCTCTTTTGGCCGTGGGGTTATTTGCCCCGGTAACAGGTGTCTTACGGCCCCAGTTTCTATTGACTGACTTCGCACCTATCTTTCTTTTAGTTTCTTCACTATGTTTTCTGTTCCACATAGGGTTGTTTGCACCACTATTGTCCCTGCCCAAGTTTGCCAGTCGTTGTTTCTCTCTTATCAAGCCTTGGGTATCTATTTGACCAGTCAGTCCCATATAAGCCAAATGATCTTGCCAATGGCCAAACATTCTATATCTCACCAGATGTGCTATGGCGTGGTCTATCACCAACAACTCAGCCATATTATCTTCATCATCCGTGCCACCTAAAGATTTTGGTGTCTTGTGATGTTTATGGGTTAGAAATAGATTAAAGTTATTCATTAATATAGTTTACCAAAAGGACCAAATCCTTTCCCTTTCTTCATTGCCAAATATGTCATTGCAGTCATTATTTGGTCAACATTTTTTTGTCCGCCTCCCGCTCTTCTCTTTGTAGCTAACATAGAAAGAAAATGCAATTGCATTAGTTTTGTATGGGCTCTACTAGCAACCTTTATATAGCTGTCAGTCCCTTCTTTATATTTTTTATCAGCAAAATCGTATAGGTATTGTACGTTGTTTATAAAGGCTTCAGAATTAGGAGCTCCCATATCTATTCTAGGACCAAAAGTTCCCTTTACTTTATCAAATTCAGATTTATAATAAAGTTTGTCGTCTAAGAACTCATTTAGTGTTTTTGGAAATTCGCTGTTGTTCATAAGTTCTTTAATTGAAGTCGATACAAATTTATATTCTTTCATTAATTCTGCAACCATATTATTAGGAGATTTTCCTAAACGAGCTCCTCTAGCATTTACTGCAGTAGGTTCGAATTTTAAATTAGTATATTTTCTAGAAGATCCAGAATAATTTATTGTAAATTCAACCCAAGGTATATTGTTTTCTGATATGTAAATTACCGTTGCGCCTAAAGTAAATTCTGGTAAATTTTGTTTTAAATCTCCACCAAATCTTATTTTTTTAACTTCGAAATTAAAATTATCTTTTCCTTTAAACAGAGTTTTTTCTACGTTTACAACTTCCCATCGTGCAGGTTTTCCTTTTGTAATTTTTTTTAATGAAATTCCTATAACCTTTCTTTGTTTAAACATTGCCCTCATAGTATCGTTTAATAAATTTATGTTAGGACTTTTTGCTGCATTAATCAAATCTTCTCTTACTTTATTTCTATCTTCAACAATCCATATGTCAGCTGGATTCCATGTATCTTTTTGTGATATTCCGTAGTTGATTCTAACCAAGTCTGTAATAAAATCCATAAACCCGTTAGGATTATCCCGATCATATTCCTGATATTTAACGTCAGTACCTATTCTTTTTCCAGCAACTCTTGCAGTTAAAAATGTTTCTTGCTGTTTATAGAATGTTTCTAACCATTCATAATCTAGATGATGTTTGGCTGGATAGACATCAAAAATTTTTTTCTGTATGGCTTTACCCACAGAACCTTGTCCTTTCACTATTTCATTATATGTGAAAGGTTTATTTCTTCTGATACCTTCCTTTATAACTAAAAGAGAGGCATTTTCTTGTAATGCCGTTGCAGGTGTCTCTGCAAGTTTAACGTAATTAGAACCGTCTATCGCAATTAATTTTGCCATAGAACTATTTATTATACTTTGAAGTCTGCAAACCTATCTATAACTTCTTCTTGGCCAGTGTCCACTAAATCATCTTGCGCTGTTTGTGCAACATCATAAAGCTTCATCTTAGCTCTGTCAACACCAATAATAAACTTTTTGTTTGCTGTTGGATCAGCGTATCTGTTCTTTAACTGTTTAACCAACATTTGATTGAGTCCTTCTAGTTCTTCTGAACTGATAAGAGCAAACATGAAGTCTGCTGTGGCTGGAAGACCGAAGGATTCTGAAGTATCTTCCAAACCAATGTCCGTAGAAACAAAGCCCGTTCTGGTTGTCTGTGTTGCAGACACGATTGGTATATCACATTCTACAGCCAGACCTCTCAATTCTTCTGCAATCGCCTTAATGTATGTATAAGAGTTTACATTTGCACCTACTCTAAATCTACTAGACGAGCAGATGTTTAGATAGTCAATAAAAACAATATCTGGTTTGAAATCTTTTTTAAGTTGCAGTTCATTGAATAATCCCTTGAAATGTGCAACAGAAGCAGACGCAGTTGGATACTCTTTGACAATCAAACGACCTTGAGTTTTCTTTTGTATTTTTTCAAAACGATTCTCATACATATGCTTTGGCAAATCATGCATATCGTCTATAGAAATATTCATTAGATTTGCATCAATACGTTCTGCAATCTTTTCTTCTGACATCTCTAAGGTAATATAAAGAACGTTCTTACCTTGCATCAATGTTGAAGCTGCAACGTGACACATGAACAAAGACTTACCTACGCCTGTACCTGCAAGTGCAATGTTTAGTGTTTTGTTTGGCAGTCCGCCCTTGGTAATACGATTGAAGAAATCTAAATCGAATGGTATCTTTTCCTCTTTCGTATGATAAAACTCATAACGATCAGACACTTGATTCATGTAGTCGTGACCTACATTCGTGTCAAACGACACAGCGAGAGCATCAGATAAAATAGAAGGAAGTGCTTCTGGATTCCTAGTCTTATCTTTTCCCTCGATGATATGAATACCATCAAGAACAGCATTGTAAATGGCTTTGTCTTTACACCACTTCTCTGTTTGATCTACAAGCCACTGAAGATCAGTTTTTGAATCTGTAATATCTGAAAGATATTCTACTGCTTTTTTATATTGCTCTTCGTTTAAAGATTTTTTCTGAACATCGATAACAAGAATATCGACGGTAGGATTTACTTGATAGTTATTTGTATAATCTAAAATTGTTTGAAAAATAATTCTTTCAATACTATCTTGAAAATATTCTTCTTTAATAAACGGAGTTACTTTTCTAGCATACTCCTCACTATGAATCAAGTTGCTCAGAATCTTTGTTTCTATTCTCTGGGTCAACTGTGATTTGGTCATGCTCTAATCCTTCTTCTATTACATTCATGAGAATGTCACCTATGACAAACTCAAATTCTTTATGATTATCTTCTGTTACTACACCATTCTTATTATATAATATTTCATACTCGAATGTCAATGGAATACTCTCAACTTCTTCCGGACTTAAAAGTTCTCCATTTTCATCGTGAATTGGTAGTTTAACGTTGCTATAATTCCAAACAACACCTTCGAACTTACCTTCCTGTAGTCTAAAGGCCTGTTCATCGGTTTCTTTATGATAGACGTAATGATAGTTATCCATAATGACAATAAGAATGAATAATATATTTTTTATTTGAAATTGGCTTTCGGCCGGCGTGATAATATTGCCATGTTGGAGGAAATATCAAAAGTCGTCCTCTCTTAGGAGTTACTTTATATGGAAAATATGTTCCTGGTTTATTAATATTTAAAAACTCGGTTTCACCGCCGTTATCAACATCATTTAGATAAATGAAAAATGCCAAAAATCTTCGTGAGGTTTCATAATTCAAAACATCAACATGAGGATCAAATCGATCATAGTCATTATTTAAATATCGTTTCATTCTCACGGCTTCATAACCATATTTCTCTGGCCACATTTTATCATAAACATTACAATCAAGTTTATAATGCACAATGTAATCTTGAAAAACCTCAAGTAATCCGTTCTGAACAGACTTCCATTCTTCTAATTCAAGTAGATTAATCTGCTCAAAAGAAATTGCATTTTCTTTATCCTCATGATGAACAGTCTGATATGATTCGTGCGAAGCTTCAAACTTATCAATAAGTTCTTTACAAGAAACTTCATCAATTACATCATCATAAACTTTAATATAATTATCCATATGTAAATTTTTCTTTTGCAAAGGCATCAAGTTTTTCCATGATCTCCGGTGTAAAATACTTTTCTGGATCATTATTAATAGTTTTACCAAATGTCTTTGTACCATCGGGCAATTCGATTCTTGTCGATACAGAATTAAAGATACCCGCATCAAGAGCAAGTTCCAACAAACCATAATGTCTGTCTAGACCCTTTGAATATGAAAGTCTAACATCAACCATCTGATTTTCTTTTGTAAGTCTTGACTTGTAGGTTTTACAATGAATGATATTACCTACAACTTCTGTACCGTCTTTATCTTTTTTCTTTGAGAGATAAACAATACT